CGGTGGTGTCGTTCGGGCGCACCACGCTCGCGCGCACCGTGTGGTTGCGGTGACGGACTTCTTCCATGTGGGACTCCTGAAATGGCGAAGCCCGCGTGAGCGGGCCTCTGAAAATGGCGCAGACGGCGGGAGTCGAACCCGCGCGGCCGGGACCTCGTTACCTAGTCGTAGCCCCGACACATCGGGGAGTCGAACCCCAAGGCAGACCGACCTTCAACCCGGTGCATCTGCTACATCACGCCCGGCACCGCCATGCGGTAGCCGGAGACGGGCGGCGGGCGCGAGTTTTCTCTTGCCTTCGCCTCGCGGCGCGCACCCTCGCAGGCGTAGCGCAGCGCGTCGATGACGTGGTTGTGCTGGTCCTGCAAGATCGGCATCACCTTCCCGGTAAGGGGGTCGGTCTTGTAGCTGTACCGCGTCAACTCGTCGATCACATGCAGGCAGCGCGGATGCACCACGATGTCGAAGGATTGCAGGAAGGCAACACCCTCCTCCAGTGACCGCGCGCCCTTGATCGCCGGGTTGATGCGGAAGCCCCGCTGGCGCATATACGAAATGGTCTCCGGCCTGGAACTGTCGGCCGTGATGAACCATTTGCGCGAATCAGGCACCGCATCGAACAGGTCCGGCAGCTGCACGATCTCGCAGCCCACCATGTACGCTTCGTGGTCGATGTAGAGACGATTGCGCTCGATGTCACATCGCACCAGCACCGAGGGGTCGACGCTGTACCCCCAGTCCGCCCCGAGCCGGTGAATCGTTCCGTGAGGGCGCTCGAACTCCTCCACCGCCCAATTCCGAAACACCCGCGCCTCGGATCGCGCCTCGTAGCCGCCGAGCCAGACGTGTCCGTACTTGTCCGGGTCACGCCGGCGGTCGTACTCCATTTCGACCTTGAGCACGTCCGGGAACCACGGGTTGTCGCGGTACGTCACCGGGACCACCACCGAGCCCGGTGGCGGCTCCGCGCCTCGCAGCAACGCATCCACCGGGTCCGTGGGCTTGTTCGGGTTCCACGAGAACCACAGTTCAGAGCCAGGGGCTCGGAGCGTCGGCCGCAGAAGGTCCAGCGACCGCTGGCTCAACGACTGCGCTTCCTCAACCCACGCCCGACCGAACCCCTCCAGCGACTTGATGCTGTCGGCGGTATGGTTTTGCATTCCCTCGAAGGTGATGACGCCCTGACCGCCGCCGATCGGTCGCGTGACGATCTTGCGATCCTGCACATCGAAGTAATCCCCGATGTTGTGCGCCTCAATCTTCGCCTCGAGCAACTTCTTCACCGACTGGTCGAGCGTGCGCTGGATCTCGCGGATGCACACGACATCGCAGCCCACGCTGATGGCATCCTCAAGCGCGAGCCCCGCGAAGAAGTGGCTCTTCGCGCTCCCCCGACCGCCCCACGCCCCCTTGTAGCGTGCGGGCGCCAGCAGGGGAACAAACACCCTAGCCGTCGGGATTCGAAGGGTCGACGATGACTCGCTCAATCTTCTCGATCCTCTGCGTCATGGAGCCAGAGTGCTCCACGTCGACCTTCTCGCCATACTTCTTCGGCTTGAGCTTCGAGGCCACCCATTTGCGGGCATCCACCCTCACGCGCTTGTCCTCGGGCTTCAAGTCCGCTCGGTCCGCGATCGCCACGATCTCGTCCGCGTAGTGGTCGGCCTGTTCCTCCCTCGCGCGCGCGTACTGCGCAGCGAACGCCGCGTCCACGTTGAGCCATTCCCGGATCGCCTCGGCGCACGGCATGTCGCGCATGGCGCCAATCTGGCGCAGGGACTTCCCCTCGGCGAGCAAGGCGCAGATTCGCTCGGCGTTCGCTTGGGTTCGAATGACCGGGCGCCTACCGCCCTTGCCTTTCTCGGATGCCGCGCTCGCGCTCGTACTCGGTGCCGCAGTAGATGTCGCAGAAGAGGAGCCCGCGGCCGACGCCTTCCCCGCAGTAGTGGCAGTAGCCCGTGGGGAGCAACGTTTGCCGGCGCCGCGCGAGCGCCCTTTGGCGCTGGCGTTCTTCTTCGGCTTGGGCACGGTCGATCTCATCCACGGCGCATCGCGATACGAATTTTGATGGCGCCGACTCCGTGCACCGCGAGCGCGTCGCCCTTCTCGTATCGCTCCTTATCGAAGGGAAGCCACAGATATTCTCTAGAGACTTCCCGCCCGTTGACTGTCGCGAGGCCATGACGGGCGCGCTCATTGAGTTCGCGCAATACATCCTGCGGCATGAGCGGATCGGCCGCCCAGCGGCGTCGGGCCACCCACCCGTATTGCCGCACTTCCTCGCGCGGCGCTGCTGTCGCCGGGATCGCCCCGGCCGCGGCTAGCGCGCCTACGGACTGCATGAACTGCCGGCGCTTCATCGCTTCTTCCCCCGCAGCTTCCCGAGCGTCTGCGCGAGGCGCGCTTCCTTGCCGAGCTTGCCCTTGTCGTGCGCGTGCTCGCGAGCGTACTCGGCGGTGGTCTTGCCGGCGGCCTTGGCCTTCGCCTTGAAGACGCCCTTGCGGCTCTTCGGGACCGCCTTCGCGATGAAGTTGCGGTTCGAGTCGATGATGCCCTTCATGACGCAGCCCTTTCCGTGGTGCGCTCGATGGCCGGCAGGACGGGTTCGACCACGACCGGCACGCCCATGATGTAGAGCTCGCGGTCCTTGAAGCACGAGCGTTGCCCCAGCGGGTCGTCCTTGTCCGGGCCGATCGGGCAGTTGAGGAGCGAGTCCATCTCGAGCGGGCTCACCACCAGCTTCTCGACGGTCTTCCCGCGTTCCTGCGCGCTCTGCACGAGCGCTATCGCCTTCTCGAGCGCAGAGAGGGTGAGGACGAGCCTCATGCCGCGTCGGGCGGGAAGGCTTCCACCGTGGGGATGCCGCCCTCGATCACGACGAGCGGGCGATGCGTGGCGACAGGATCTCGGTTCGGCACGATCACGGACTCGTCGTTCGCCGCCTTGTCGGGCAGCCGAACCGCGCAGAACCACGGGCTTTCGGGTTCGGCCGTGTCGTGCGCGATATGCCCGTCGGCCATCGCCGCCATCACGTCCAGCTCCTTGAGCCACGCCGGCACATCTTCCGGCTTCACGAGTTGCCAGTCGTTCTCGCCATCCGGGCTCTTCGCGATCACGAAGCGCCCCATCGCCACGGTTTCCAAGCTGCACCTCCTCGTTTGGTTGGACTACGCCATGCCTGCCGTCTTGTTGTAGGCGCCCTCGAACGCGCTCTGCGCGCCCGCATCCTCCGCGCCCGAGGAAAAGATGTCGCGCGCCATGTTGAGCGCGTCGTCCAGGCTCTTCGCGGGCTGCATCTGCATCTCGCTGGTCTCGGACTGATTGCTTTCGGCGCCCTCTTGCCCCTGCGATTCGTGCGGCTCCTCGCCCACGCTGTAGTTGCCCTGCTCCCTCCGCCTAGATCAAAAATCCATTGGTTACACCGTTTCATCCTCAGTGAAGTGGGTGCGGCGCGCAACGAAGCGCGGTGGGTCGGGCGCTGCGCGCCTTGCGCGGACCGCGCGTGAGCACGCTGAAATCCTCGGCCGCGAGCGAGATCCAGCGCACTACACCGGCCTGAACAAGACCGGCGGGACGACGGCGCTTCACGCCGTCTTGAAGAGCTGCGCGATCACGCGCCCGTCCGTGTCCAGCCGAACGGAGAGGTGCACGCTGCCGGACATGGCCGCGAGCGGGACGGACGCCTCGACACCGAGTTGCAACGGCCCCTGCTCGGGACCACCGTTCTCGCTCACCCACGCCTGCGTCGGCGCGCCGTGCCCCGGGTCCTGGCTCGTGTAGGTGAGGGAAAGGCGCGTCGGCCCGGTCAACGACTCGGTGCTGATCTGCGCCGCGGGGCCTCGCACTTCCGTGTGGTGGAGGTAGCGCACGATGCCGTCGGTGAAGAGGCTCGGCCCGCTCTGCTCGGCGATCGCACCGCCGCCCGCCGTGTGCGTGCGCGGATCGGGCTGGCCCGAGACCTTCGCCCACTCGCCCCAGTCCCATCCCGTCGGAAGACCACCGGGGAAACGCTGCGTCTGGATCGTGAAGGGCGAATCCTTCGCGTACCGGCTATAGTCGATGCCCACCGGTCCCGAGTTCGCGGCGTCGACGTGGGCCGCCACCTCCGGCGGAACCTCGGGGCGCGGTGCAGGCTGGATGCCGGCGTTCGCCTCGAGCGCCGAGATGCGCTCGTCGTGGTTCATGGTGAGGTCGTGGAACCACTTGATGATCGTGGCGATGGCTGCGGAAAACGAGAAGTTCACGGCTGTTTCTCCGTTGGTGAGGTACAGCCCGCAAGGGCCGCTTTGAGTTCGATTTCGTAGGCCATGCGCTGCGCCAGCTCCTCGGCCATCGCGCGCACGCGCTCGAAATAATCCGCGGTGAAGGGCACGACGTCCGTCGCCCATGCCGCAGGCGGATAGACCGGCTTCGGGTCGCACCGCACCATCACGGGCACCTTCACTTCCACCGGCTCATGCACCACCGTGGGCTCCGAAGCACAGGCCGTCACCACCAGCACCAGGAACACCAGCGCGGCGAGCTCCAGCGCAACGCTCACGCCATAAGCGCGGTCGGATCTCATGGCTTGGCCTTCTTCGCGAAGAACTCGTCGATCACGGCATGCTCGGCACGGCAAGGGTCGGCGGCCGTCGGGGCCTGCCGCGGGAAGTTGTGCAGAGCCGTTGCGAGATCCTTCGCCGGCTGCGCGGCCTTCGCAGCGGCAGCGGCAAGAGCCTCGGCTGCGACCTTGCTGGCGGCCGTGGCCTTCTCGAGCGCCTCGATCGCCTCGTTCTGCCGCCCCACGGACGCGGTGAGCGCGTTGTTGGCGATACCGCACGCTTTCAGGTTCGCTTCGGCGACCTGACGCGCGAGGTCGGCTTTCTCCGCCTTGTTGCTGTACCACCACGTCCCCGCCGCGCCGGCGACAATCGAGGCCGCCAGCGCCGCGGCGAGCAGGAGAATGAGGTTGTTCTTGATCCAGCCGAGCGGGTCCATCATCCCTCCCTCATCGCCTTGGCGAGGCGCCGCTTGGGCACGCGCAACTTCGCCCGAAACTCCTCTGGCAATATCCTTCCCTTACTCCAGTGCCGGCCCTTGCGAACCATGTCCATCACGTTATCTGTCGGCGAGCCCGCGAAGAGGTGCGACGGCTCAATGCACTTGCGGTTGTCGCAGGTATGACAGACATAGTTGCCAGCCGGCACCGCGCCCCGCTCAATTTCGTACATCAACCGATGCGCAAGGACGGCGGTCCCGCCGAGATTCATCGCGCCATAGCCGTGCGACCCAATGGCCCCTTGCCACTCAAGGCAACCGGACAGTGGGTTTCTCGCGGCGCCCGCGCGCAGTCGGCACCTGGCGGAGCAGTACGAGCTGCGTGATCCCGTGGGCTGAAAGGTGGCGCCGCAGTGTCCGCATGCCTTCGTTTTCACTACGCATCCTCCGCGCTGTACAACAAGTCCTGCGCGATACGGTTCGCCCAGCCGCGGCCAAAGCGATCCCAAGTAGAGAGCTTCGTGAGAAAGCGAAGCCGCGCCGCGAGGTAGCGCACCACCATGTCGTGCGCGCTAATCGCAGTGACCGCCGCCAGCGTCACCGGTCCGATGTGCCCGTCATCTGCAACCCCCGCCGCTTCTTGTAGCTTCCGCACCGCAGTTTCGATGCCGGAGTTCACCGCGAAGTCGAATACCTGAAAGGCCACAGATTCGGGCAATTCACCGAGCCGATGCTTCTCCCACAGGTCTCTGCGGTAGATGTCCCGTGCGTCCTCGCGCGTGAGCGAGGCGATTTCTAGTTGCGGATAGGACCGCTTCGAGATGCCCCATTTGGTCTCGCCGCCCGGATCGCCATCGCCAGTGGTATAGCCGCCTTCAATACCAATCAGGCGCTCGAACGCGAGATCGAAATTCAAGGCTGCTCACCTCGACTGCCGACAAGCCGTAACGATCCGCTATCCGGGAGCGGCGCGCTAGGCGCGCGCTCCTTGTCGCCCCAGCGGAAGAGGCCCACGGCGCCACACACAGTCGCGAAGCCGGTGCAAACGGCCCCGATCCCTATGCCAAGTTGCTGCGCATCGAAGTGATGGTCCGCCGAGCACCACGCGACGATTCCGGCGATGAGGCACATGGCGGGGATCGCGCCCAACACGATGAGGAACGCGCCTGCAATGGCGAGGTAGCCGGCGTCGACCGCCCCTTCGCCATCGTCGATGGCAGAGCGAAACGTCGCCCGCAGGCCCACGTCACTTGATCCAGAAGTGCTGCACGATCCAGGTAAGCGCCGCGCCCACCGCAGAGGCAAATCCGGCAAGCGCCATCATCCCGCGCCAGCCCCCGCGCGCCTCCGATACCTGCTGCAAGAGAGACTTCACATCCCCCTTGATCTCGCCAATGTCGCGCTCGAGAGCATCCAACCGCGCGCCGTGCTCACCGAGCGTGCGCTGCTCGTCCGCCATGACCGCCTCAGAACGAGTACGGCATCCGGTAGGCGAACTTCACGGTCTCGCCCGACATGATTTCCCGGGCTGTCTCCGATGCCCAGTGCAGATCGTTCAGCGCGGCCGAGAGGTCGAGCGCCGGGGCCTTGTAGGAACCGTGCGGCCCGTCCGCCGCGGCGGACATCTTCTTCAACTCGTCGCGCGTGAAGATGGTCTTGGAGCCCGAAAGCTCCTTCGCCTTCTTCTCGACCTGGGCTCGCGTGGCGATCGCATCGACGAGACCCATGTCGACGGCCTCCTGACCAATCAGGATGCGCGCCGTCTTCAACTCGTCCCAGTTCTTGATCTTCGGCCGCGCCTTGGCGACGAGCGCGTAGAACCGGCCCGCGAGCGTCTTCACGATGCCTTGTAGGTAGGCCGTCTCGGCGGGCTCGCCGGCGCGCGTGGGGTTCCCCGCATCCTTCAACGCGCCCGAGCGGTACGTCTCGGGGTCGACCTTCGCCCACTGGAGCAGCCGGTTGTAGCGCATCATGTGCATGATGACGCCCACGCTCCCCGTGATCGTCTCGTTGCGGATCGCGATGTATTTCACCGTCGGTGCCATCATCACGTAGACGCCGCCGGAAGCGCACATGCTCTGGCACCACGCGACGACCGGCACCTTCAAGCGCGAAAGGTCCTCGTAGATTTCCGAGGAGGCCGTCACCCCGCCGCCGGGGGTGTCGAGGATCAGCAGGACCACCTTCACCTTCGGGTTCTCGTTGATGGCGTCGACCTGTCGCGCAATGTCGTTCGCGGTGAAATCAGTGATCTCGCCCGAAATTGACACGGTCTCCAAGATATCGGGTTGCTGGGCCCACACAAAGGCTGGCAGGGCGAAGATCAAGATGGCGAGCAAATGGCGCATGAAATCCTCCTCAAAAACCCGCAAGCCGCGCCCGCGGCGTGCTCACATCGAATGAACCAGACGTTTCTTCGCGATATCCCCAATCTTGCGAAGGAACTCGTCAACCGACCAATCGCGCTTCATGAAATTGCACATCGCGCAACTGGGGGCCATGTTCCCCTCCACGTATCCGCGCGTCGGATCCAACCTGTCCACCCC